TTCGTGACGGCGGAAGATACCGGCATCCTTGAGGCGCTGGGCCGCCGGCCGCTGACTATCCGGGACGTTATTTCGGTACGCCGGACCGGCTCGGACACGGTGGAATATGTGGTCCAGACGGCTCACACTAACGCGGCCGCGCCGGTGCCGGAAGCGACTAGCTCCGGTGTCCTGGGCGACGGTACCGGCGGGACGGCGACGCTTGAAACCGGCGGCTATAAGCCGGAAGGCTCGTGGGCGTTTGAGCGCAAGACGGCGACGGTCAAGACAATCGCGGAATGGGTGCCGGCGACTAAGCGGGCGCTTGCTGACGTCGGGCAGCTTGAGGGCCTTATCCGGGATGAACTGGCGGCCGATATCCGGGAAGAAGAAGAAGAACAACTGTTGCTTGGTGACGGCACCGGGGAAAACCTTGAGGGGATTTTTGAAACCTCGGGTATCCAAACCCAGGCGTTTGCTACGGACATTTTCACTACGGTCCGTAAGGGCATTACGAAAGCGCGGGTTGTGGGCCGGGTCGTGCCTAACGCGGTTGCTCTGCATCCGGAAGACGTCGAAACGGTGGACCTCGCGCGGGAAGGTGCCGGAACCGGGCAGTTCCTGGGGGCCGGCCCGTTCGCTCTCGGGCCGCGGACCCTGTGGGGTCTTCCGATCATTGAATCGGAAGGTATCCCGGCCGGCCGCGGTCTGCTCGGGGACTTCAGTAAAGCGGTTCTGTGGGATAGGGAACAAACGACGGTCACTATGACCGATTCCCACGCTGATTTCTTCATCCGGAACATGGTTGCCGTTCTGGCTGAGGAAAGGGTCGCGTTCGGCGTGATCCGTCCTACGGCGTTTGTCGATCTGGACACGCGCGCATAATGCGTAACCCTGCGCGGCGCGGGGCCCGGCCTCCCTTTCGGGGGGCCGGGGCCCACGGGCCTACTACTGAGGGAAAGGGGGCCGGCGTGGGCGGGCTCAAGACATACGAGGTGGAAGTCGGCGGCTTCAAAACGTCGGTTCGGCTGTCCGACGTGGACGCAAAAGCGCGGGGGCTGCTCAAGGCTCCGGCTAAGCCGGCGACTAAGCCTCCGGCGGATAAGCCGGCAGCTAAAGAAGCGGCCGCGCCGGCTAACAAGTCGCGCGCCGCGGCAACGGATAAGTAACCGGACGGGGGCGGAACCGTGACGACGGAAATTGTTGAGCCGGACGGCGACGCGTTCCGCTTGCCTCCCCTGGTCACTGCGGCGGAATTTTCGGCGTGGACCGGCGGGAAGATTCCGGAAGCGGACCCTAGGCTCGAGCCGTTATTGCTCGGCGCGTCCGCCGGCGTCCGCCGGTGGTGCGGGTGGCATATCGCGCCGGTACTTGAGGAAACGCTGACCGGGGACGGGCCGGCCGGCCGGCTGCTGCTGCTGCCGACCGGCCGTTTGCTCGCGGTGCTGGAAGCTTCGGACGCCGGCACTGTGCTGGACGTCTCGGGGGTGGACTTTTCCCGGTCCGGGATGGTGGAACTTCCGCGGACCTCGGGGGCCTGGTGGTCCGGCCGGCTCGGGGCCGTTTCGGTCCGGGTCCGTCATGGCTATGACTTGGCGGACGTTCCGGACGTGGCGCAAATAGTCAAGCAACTTACGGCTAACGCGCTTGCCTCCCCTATGGGGGCGACGCGGGAACAAGCGGGCACGGTGTCCGTTGCCTGGGCGACTACTGCGCCGGGCGTCTCCGGCGGTCTTTCACTGCTGCAGCGGGATATGGACATACTCGCCGCGTTCAAGATTTAGGGGGCCGGCGCATGTTGCCTAGTTTCGCAACGGATACCGTCGTCCGGGTCCGGCCGGCCTGGACTACTGACGCGCGCGGGGTCCGCCGGCCGGACTACGGCGCGGCCGCGGCGCGGCTGACCGTGGCCGGCTGTCTGGTGCAACCGGGGGCGTCCGTGGAAGTCCTGGAAAACCGGGTCGGCGCGGTCGCGGTCCGGTGGTCGGTGTTCATGCCGCCGGGTACCGATATTGAGGCGGCGGACGCGGTGGAGGTCGACGGCCGGCTTTATGCGGTGGACGGGGAACCGGCCCGGCACCGTTCGCCAACGGGGGCGCTGTCTCACGTGCTCGCGCTGCTCATTGATTGGAAAGGGTGACGGCGTGGACGTCGGCGGGAAAGTAACGAAACTGGTTTTTCACTCTAAGGGGTTCCGGTCCATTCTGCGGGAAGCGGCCGTGGGGCAGGTTACGGACCGGGCCCGCCGGATCGCGGCCGCGGCCAACACGGCGGCCGGCACTTCGGACGGGTTCGGGTACCGGGTCAACGTGGGCGCTAACCGCGTCCGGGCGACGGTCAACACTGAAACGCGGGCCGGCGCGGAAGCGGAAGCAACCAATAAGGTCCTGACCCGTTCCATTGGGGCCGGCCGTGGTTGAGTTCGTGGAACCTGCGGACGGCGAAACGGTCCTGATCGGATACCTTGCCAACCTGCTAGGGCAGCAACCGGGCTTTGAGTCGGTCGCCGTCCTGGGGGCAATGGACGCGGCAGCTGCGGAATATGAACCGCCGGCGGAAGCGGTGACGGTCCGGCTGACCGGCGGCACGGTCCGGGATCTGCTCGTGTCCAACATTCAACTAACCATTACGGCGTGGGCCGCCGGCCCGGCGGATGAACTGCGGGCGTGCGATATCGCGCGCCGTTCCGCCGGCCTCGTGCTCGCTGCGGAACGGCTCGGCTATATGGGGGCGACGGTCTGCAACTCGGTGGCGGTGCTGTCGCTCCCCTATAAAGACGCGGACCCGGTGACCGGCCGGGCCCGTTATTCCGCAACGTTTGCGGTTTCCATGCGCGGGCAGGTTGTCCGGGCTGACTAGTTCCATTGCCTGAAAGGGGCACAAACAAAATGAGCGTTATTGCTTCCAATGTTCTTACCGGGGCCCCGGATCAGCTGACTACGGGCCCGATCCTGTCTGCGCCGCGGGGAACCGCGTTGCCTACTTCCGTTGATGCGGTACTCGATGCCGCGTTCGCGGATTCCGGCTATATCTCGGAAGACGGGCTAACCCTGACTCCTGAGCGGTCCACCGAACAAGTCCGGGACTGGTCCGGCTCGGTGGTCCGGGAACTGCTGACCGAGTTCTCGGCAAAACTCGCTTGGGCTCACCTTGAGACAAACGAGGCTAGCCTCAAGAACTACTTGGGCGACGATAACGTGACCGTTACGGCGGCCTCTGAGACTGAGGGCAAGCGGATTACGGCACTGCTCCGCGGAACTGAGATGCCGCGTAAGCCGTGGGTGTTCAAGGTGAAAGACGGCGACGCGCGGGTCCTTATCGTCGTTCCTGACGGGCAGGTAAGCGAAACGGGCGAGGTGTCGTTCGTCAAGTCCGGCGCGCTGACGTGGCCGGTCACTATGTCCACGTATCCGGACGCGGCCGGGGTCAATGTCTACATTTACCTCGATGATGGGCAGATTTTGACGGCCGGCGTGCCGGCGGTTACTGCGGTTGCGGGGCAGCCTGACCCGGCGGCAACGGGGCAGCTTGTGACCCTGACCGGTTCCCGGTTTGCCGGCACTACGGCGGTTGAGTTTGGCGGGGTGGCGGCTACTGACTTTACGGTCCTGGATGCCTCCACGCTGGTCGCGGTCATGCCGGCCGGCGCTGCCGGCCCGGTCGACGTCGTGGTGACTAACGCCGTTGGCGACTCTACGGCGTTTGAGTACACGCGCGGGGCGTAAGTTCCGGCGCTTTTTACCGGTGGGCCGGGTCCGGGTTGCGGGACCTCGGGCCCGGTCCACCATCTCAACTGCTCCCGTATCGTTCCCGCTACTTTTGAAAGGTTCCCGTCATGGTTTTTGAGGTTCCGGCGTCTCGCGCGTCGCTCAAGCAAAATATTTTTGAGTTCAAGGTACCCGGCGAAAAAAAGACGCGGTCGCTGCCGCTGCTGAAATTTACGCCTATCGGGTACCGGGACAAACTGGCTAAATATGCGGACCCTATCCGGGCGGCGCAAGACGCCGGGCAGGATCCGGAAGTGGAAGACCTGCGGAAGCTCGGCGCGCTGCAACTGGACATGCTTGAACGGTATTCGCCGGGCATCACTGACGTTATGGACGATGAACAACTGGCGGCGCTGCTCAAGGCGTGGCAGGAAGCTTCCCGGATCACAGTGGGGGAATCGCGGGCCTTGCCTGGCTCCTGAGCCGGCACGGTGAGGCCATTGAATATGACTTGTTGGCGCTCGGGCTCCGGCTGGACGACCTGGGTACTGAGGCGCTGACCTGGCGGGACCTCCATGTGATAACGCAAAAAAGCGGGCCGGGGTCGGCGCTTATGCGGGAACTTCAGCCGGAACTGTCGGCGTGGGGTTCGGGCACCGTGGTCGCGGACCTGCTGGCGCATGTTGTGGACCTGCTCGCGGCCGGCAACTGGCAGCGGGCCGGGAAGCGGACGGCTCCCAAACCTAAACCGGTTCCGCGGCCCGGCAGGAAAGTCGATTCCACGCGGTACGGCTCGGCTCCTATTCCCGTAAAAGACTTCGATAGCTGGTGGAACGGGGCGCAAAATGGCGGGTAACGCGGTTGAACTGGCAACGGCTTACGTGGCGATTGTGCCGTCCTTTGAGGGCGGCCGGGAAAAAATCAGTAAAGAACTGTTGCCGGACGCGGAACAAGCCGGTACTGAGGCGGGCAAAAAAGCCGGTAAGGGCATCGGGGCCGGCCTCGGGTCCGTGGGGTCGTCCGTGGCGAAAATTGGCGGCGTCGCCGTGGGCGGGGCCCTGATCGGTGGGTTTAACCAGGCGATTGAGGCCGCGGACCTGCAAACGAAAATGGCGGCCCAACTGGACCTAACGCCGGCTCAAGCTGAAAAAGCGGGGGACGCTGCCGGCGCGCTGTACGCCGGCGCGTGGGGTGAGTCAATGGCGGACACGTCGGCGGCCGTCGATTCGGTGCTGTCCTCCATTTCCGGAATGTCTGACGCTTCCCAAACTGAAATTGAGAGCGTAACCGCGGCCGCGATGGACCTGTCGACGGCGTTCGGGGTGGACGTCGGGGAAAGTGCCACAACTGCCGGCATCCTGATGAAAAACGGGCTTGCCGCTAACGGTACTGAGGCTATGGACCTCATAACGGCGTCGATGCAAAAACTACCCGCAACGGTCCGCGGGGAAGTCCTGCCGGTCATGGATGAATACTCTAAGCACTTTGCCGGCCTCGGTATCGACGGCGAAACGGCTATGGGCATGATTACGGCGGCCGGCGCTGACGGTGCTATCGGTATGGACAAAATGGGCGACGCCGTAAAAGAATTTCAGATTCGCGCGACGGATATGTCCAAAAGCACTAGTACGGCTTATGAATCCTTGGGCCTGAACACTGAGGATATGACGCGCCGGCTGCTGGCCGGCGGGGACACTGCCGAGGCGGCTATGGGCGAAATTGTCCACGGTCTACAGGGGGTAAAAGACCCGGCGGAACAATCGGCGCTAGCGCTGGCCTTGTTCGGTACTCCCCTTGAGGATTTGAGCGTCGATCAAATACCGGCGTTCCTGGGGATGATGGACCCAATGGGGGATAAGTTCGCGGACACTGAGGGGGCCGCGGCTAAATTCGGGGATACCCTCAACTCGGGGCCGGGCACGTCGCTGCTGACCCTGCAACGGACCGTCGAAACGGCTTTCGGGTCCATAGCTGAACAAGCCTTGCCGGTGCTTACGGAAGTGCTCGGGTTCATCACTGAAAACCAATGGGTACTAACCGCGCTTGCCGCGGTGGTCGGCGGGGCGCTGGTCCTGGCGTTCACGGCGTGGGCTATCTCGGCGTGGGCCGTGGTGGCTCCGCTGCTGGCTAACCCGGTTACCTGGATTGTGCTGGCCATTGTGGCGCTGATCGCGGCGCTTGTCCTCCTGATTATGAATTGGGACGCCGTGGTGGCGTGGGTCACGCAAGTTTGGGGCGGCTTCGTCAACTGGGTCGGGGAAGTGTTCGCCGGCCTCGGCTCCTGGCTGGTCCAAATTTGGGACGGGTTCGTTTCCTGGTTTATGGGTATCCTGTCCGGCTTCGGTTCCTGGGTGTCCGACGTCTGGAATGGCTTGTGGCAGTGGGTCGGGTCCGTTTTCGCCGGCTTCGGTTCCTGGCTGTCCTCGATCTGGTCCGGGATTTCGTCCTGGTTCA